ATTTGTGCCAAGAGCATACCTAATTGGTCAACTTTGGTAATTTGTAGGTCTAAAACTTGCATTTGATTCTCCTTTTCTATCTCACTGCCCGATGCAGTAATGACAGTATAAGTTAAGTAATCTTAACAATGCAAGGTATTTTTATTAGGACAAACCCTAGGTTTTGGAGAAAAACAACAGGGCAGTATTTAGCAGTTACTAGCAATAGGGCAGAAAGCCGCAAAATTCCCTAATTACTGCATCCTACTTTGGCGGCTTAACGCCCATAAAAAAGTGGGGTACTTGCTTGCGCTTTCCCCCGTTCCCGTGAAGGAACTTTGATTATAAGCCGTTTTTTATTTGGTAAACCCGTAACAAATGCTCAAAGCATTCCCAGCCCTTTTGAAGCCGATCCTGCTCAATTTCAATGAGTTTGACCTGATTGGTCAGGGCATTGACAAAGACGATAGCGCACCGTGCGCTGGGTACTCCTAGACCCTCTCGGTAGGCGGCTAATTGCATCTCATGCTCAAAATACACATCCACCTTATCTAAGTCGGTTTCTTTGGTCTTAAAATCGACTACAAAGCCCGCCCTAGCCATCAAGTCGCACTTGCCACCATACCCTAGCGGATGACCAAAAGACTGCTCTGAGAGCCACAATTGCTTCCCAAAGGCGTTCTCTAAAGCTTCTATGATGCCGTTGATGTACGGTGGCTTTTCAGGCATATACACACCCTCAAACCAAGTTTGGATGATGGCGTGTATTGCAGTACCTCGCTCTGCCGCTTCCCTGCCAGTAGCCTTACTATCCTGCATCACCCTAGCTAACCAATCAGCTTCAGGTTCGTCAGGCAGTCTAGGCAGGGTTAAGGCGGCTAAGAGGACTTGTTGTTGCTTCCATGTATCAAGCCCTGCTTTCGATAGCATTCCGTTAATTGTTGTAACACTTGGCAAAAGTCCGAGTTTCCGTGCGTCACGGAGCGTTGTGTTGCGTTCCTGCCCGTTTGCCCCCCTGACGGTGTATGCACTTTCCCCACTTTTGGTATACCAGTGACCTGATTCACTTAGTTTCTCCTTGACTATCATAGTGTCCTTAGAATGGGGGTGGGCCAAAACCATCATCATCTGCCAGCTTGGGCGCATTTTTTTCACGCTCCTGCTGACCCCGCCATTCACTACTCTCCGCTATCTTTTCCTTGTAGTACTTAGGTAGCGCATCGTATTCTTCCTGCTTATAGTTTTGCAACCAAAAGATTTTGGTGGGGTTAATACCTTCAGGCTGGGCGTTACGCAATGCGCTAGGCACAGGGCTGATACCTGAAATATTAGCGTACTTACCATCCTCAGAGTGCGTAATATTGACCATGCAGAACTTACCCAATAAGTTCTTGAGGTCAAAGTTCTTACGATCCTCGGTGGTCATTTTTTTGTTTGACCATGCTTCTAGGTCTTGGCGTAATCGTGCCTGATCTCCAAGGCTGACGGTATACCGCTTAGATACGATTAGTGGCTTGCCATCGTCTGTCTGTAATGGTTTGCCATCCTCATCATCTCCGTGCAGTTCCCAAGTCAATACGACCTTGTGCATGATCTTGGTTTCTCCAGCCCACTCGGTAGCTTGATGGCCTAGGTCGATGACGGAATAAAGCCGTGCCATATGCAAGCCAGCAGGGGCAATTCTAAAATCTCGTTGGGTATCAGAAATAATCATATTGTTCTTCCGTATGGGTTAAGGTCTGCAAATACACCTTGTAAAAAATCACGCTGACGATTAACTGGCGCAAAGCCACAGCCATAGCGCAGTAAGTCAATTTGTTCTTTGGATAGATCAGAGCCACTTTCTAGTACATCAAAGATTTTTTCTAGCTGACCCTGTAATTGAAGTAAGTCATTTGTTTGCGATTCTATTTCACTCATAAGAGTTCTCCTGTTATCACGGCACATACCGTACACCCATATTAACTTAACTTAACAACTAATGCAAGAAATATGTTAAGATACCTTATGAACTCAGTCGCTATCATTCGTTTATTGGGTGGCCCTACAAAGGTTGCTAAATTGCTAAATATCAGCGTTCCTGCCGTATCCATGTGGCAAAACGGTGATATACCCTACGATAAGCTGGTGATCCTAGCCGCAACCCTTGAGAAACAAAGCCATGGGCTAGTAAACCGAAAGACCCTATTTCCTGAAAGTTATAAATTAATTTGGCCTGAATTAGATTGATGTATACTGTGGGGGCAGATTGATACCTGCGCTGTTGAACTCCACACAAGACCCTTTAGGGTTGCTTTGAGCGTTTAGTAAAGCCTGTGGAGTGCTTTATTAAGCGGTATCAACTTAGAGCAACCTTAAGGGGTTTTTCTATTTCTGCCGTACTCCAAACGATATTAAGCACTTAAATGGGTGGCGTGGAATAGAGCATGGGCTGGTTTACACCTAACAGCAAGCCCCGTAGACTTGAGTGGGTACTACACAAGACGGACAGGACAATGGTGATTGACAACCTGACCATCGAATGAACACTACCTTCGGGAGCATTAGTTCAAGATCAACTTCTTGAATGGATGGGGTGCTATCACCTTTGGGGAACTATTGCCAAAAAACAACACTAGGGAAAGTACCTATAAAATAATTATAAAAAACCCTTGACATGGTTAAGCTACCTTAATAAACTACAAGTACTCAATAACGAGTGAGATAGAAAAAGGAGAAACAAAATGGCTTACATCAACGCACAAGAAACCGCACAAATCCGCAATGCTTTAAAGATTGCGTTTCCTAATATGAAGTTTAGTGTCCGTAAAGAACACAGTATGTCGCTTCATGTTACGGCCCTTAAAGGTGATTTAGACCTACAAGATGGTCAAATTAATGAATATTACTTAGACCGTACTAGCCACCCTGAGTTTTGGGAAAAAGTCTTAGAAATCATTAAAACTGGTTCAGATCGTAAATGGTTTGACGAGTCTGATAGCCAAAGCGACTATTTTCATACAGCGTTTTATATCCATATGCGTGTAGGTGATTGGAATAAACCTTATATCAACACATCATTAAAGTTAGCCGCCTAATGGTCGAAACCATAATGACCGTGTTTGCAATCGGTACTTTTGTAATCTTTGCGGCAGTTATGATAATTGCCGCATTTCTTTGCTATTGGATGAACAAATGAACTTTCAAGATTTCTACTCCCTATACCCACGCAAAATGGGGCGCAAAGACGCTGAACGGGCATGGAATAGGCTAACCCCTATCCAGCAAAAAGAATGCCTAGAAGCCATGCCTAACTATCTTAAATACTGGAAGATTAAGCAGACCCAAAAAGATTACATCCCGTACCCCGCCTCGTTCTTAAACGCTGAACGCTGGACTGACGAGATTGACCTAGAACCCAATAAAAAGCCCGAATTACCGTGGTACTCGACTGAGGAACTGACCGCCCGTAAAGCGCAGGAAGTTGGATGCCCTGCTTATGCTGGTGAGGCGTGGCAACAGTGGCGGGCTAGGATTAGCCAAAAGATTAAACAGATTGAGGAACAAATGTGAAACACATTCCCGATAACTACCTTGTCGAATGGTATATCGGTGTAGCCAAAAGGCGTGGCTGGGATGTGGTAGTTAAGCTTTTAAAGCAATACCCTAAAGACGAAGAACGCATAAAAAAACTAATAAAGAAAAGGTTAGGTAGAGAATGAGTTCATGGCTGGTGGCAACGGTTGGTGTTATTTATTTTTGTACAGCAATCGATTGTTTTTTAAAAACAAATATAGGCCTTGGTGTAGCCTTTTTAGGTTATTCCATAGGTTCTATTGGACTTTGGATGCAAACAAAATGAGAGAGATTGACCCAAACCGCTGTATAGACTTTATCCTTGATAACGCTGGCAAGTACGCATCTGCCAAGGGTGAATTAGCCCAGCTAGAAACCTTTAAAAGCAGTCTTAAAGCCATAATGATGCAGAAGTCAGGTGAACAGACCATTGGGGCGCAGGAACGGGAAGCATACGCTAGTCAAGATTACCAAGACTTATGCAAGGCTATCGGAGTAGCGACCGAGAACGCTGAAAAGCTGAAGTGGGAACTAGAAGCCGCAAGACTGCGCCACGCTACATGGCAGACCTTAGAAGTATCTAACCGTAACCAAGATCGGATATTAAAATGATTGAATTACTCAACGAGTTTCAGGTTCTTAGAACCCTAGTCCGTCACTATGACGATGCCCTAAAAAGCAATAACGCCATACAGATGATGGAGATTGCTGTAGACATTGCTGAATCCGCTGAAAAGCTAGAACAATACAGCGTGGATCATGCCAATGTATCGCAATAAAAGCTTACTGGAGATAGCTAGAAGCTTCCCCTGCACCCATTGCGGGGCTACAGATGGCACAGTGGTTGCCGCACATTCAAATCAACTAAGGGATGGAAAAGGCCGTGGACTCAAAGCACACGATTACAGAATCGCATCACTCTGCTACACCTGTCACACAGAAATCGACCAAGGTGCAACACTTAGCAAAACAGAGAGAGTGGGTAGGTGGGAAGAAGCGCACAGAAAGACGATTGCCCTCTTATTCGAGTCGGGGTTTTTATATACCAAGTTTTGAACAAATGACCCAAGACACCGTGGAATTGTTAAACTCTCTTAATGTTGATTCTAAACCTACCCCTACCCCCATCCGTCAATCATTACTGGGGGAGTCATGGACACAGGCGTTATATCAGCAAGGCAGGAAAAGAGTTCAAAGAAAAAGTTAG